AGAAAGTTAAACAACATCTAGAAAAACAAGGTGTGACTGAAAGTGTCAATGATTATCTATGGCACGGGTCTAGGCATAGAAATGAAATACTAGTACCCCGTCAGGCCAATGATACAGGTGGTGCAGCGGGCAGTAATAAAAATGCCATATATGCTACACCTAGTGCAAAAGTTGCCATAGCAATGGGACTAACTACTCCTGGTTCTGACACAGGTATGTTTCCCAATGATCCTCAAATGGTCCTATTCAAAGGTGGTATTAGAAAAGGTGAAATGGTTTACTTGCACAAGGTGCCCAAAGATTTATTCATAAACCATAACGGTAGAGAGTGGTATAGTAAACCTGATGTGAAAGAGATAAAACCAATAGAAATAAAAGAAGTTCCTGTAAACAAACACCTAGACTTAATTAGACAAGCAACACCTGCTGATTTGGAACTACAGAAAAAATATATGAAACAACAAGGTGTAGCGGAAGGAAAACAAACTGTTACTGAGTACAGAGATAGGATGTATCAATATCTCAAGAGCATTGTTCCAACATGGCCAGACTATATTGTAAAAGATTGGCTATATGCTAACTATGCAAAAGGCGAAACATATAACAAAGAAAAAGGTTGGAGTTTTGCAAATGTTGGAAAAGATATTCCAATGATACTAAAGGACATGGGATTGAGTGTTGATACCAGGTGGCAGCTTGTTCCTAATGTGAAGTTTACAATGGACATGTGGGGACCAAAAACCCTAAAACGCTTGCAAGCCAGGGCAGGCGGCAATGCTAAAAGCGCAGATCCAGCAGTACATATACCTGCTAGAGATGCCGAACGTCATGCTACTCAAGCCGCACTTGCAAAGCAACAAGGTGGTGTAAGAAAAGAACCTGTTATTTTGATGAAAACAGCCGATGGGTATGAACTGTTAGAAGGGTGGCATAGAACAATACAACACTTTGCTATGTACCCAGATGGTTATATAGGTCCGGCTTATATAGCAGTGGCAGGCACTGTGCAAGAAAACTTCCACGACGGCAAGAATCCTGAGCGCAAAGGTCTAGCCAAACGTGTAGGCGTCAACACCAAAGCGTCAGTGAGCAGTCTACGCAACACAGCCAAACATTCATCAGGTGAAAAGCAACGCATGGCCCACTGGCTGGCCAACATGAAAGCTGGACGAGCAAAAAAATAATCAATAATTGTTGACTTATACTGATAAATCCTTTATTATAAGTGATAAAGGAGATAGATATGAGTAAAGCATTTGGTGCTCCCGAACAAGCAAAGATCAAACAGATTGTGGCCGAAGGCGTCACAGTCATGCAGGAAATTCAGGATCTTACTGAAGGTTTGAACGAAACTATTAAAGCAGTGGCTGAAGAATTAGAAGTCAAACCCAGCGTAATCAAAAAAGCTATTCGAATTGCACAAAAAGATCAGTGGGATCAGGTATTTCGAGAGTTTGATGATCTTGAAACTATTGTAGATATTAGTGGCCATGCTCACATAAGAAAAGACGATTAATGAATATATTTTTTAACGCAGCCAATGATGTGTATCAGTGGATCAAAGATGACTACAAAACATATCCTTTTAGATTCCTTATTGAATTCATAGCATGGGCGATTTCCATTGGTTGTGCAATAACTATGGCAGTCACTGTGCCTAATCCACCATTATTAACTTTGTATCCAATTTGGATTGTTGGATGCACATTGTATGCGTGGGCTGCCTATACTCGAAAAAGTTTTGGTATGCTGGCCAATTATACCTTAATTGTTTTTATAGATAGTACTGGTTTAATTAGGATGTTGATATCTTGAAACAAATGGAACCCACAGTTGAACCAATTTGGTTACCAAATTTTCCTTTATGGCAAACTAAACTATCTGACGAAATACTGGGACCAATAAAATTGGAAATAGATCAAATCAAATCCAATTTTAGTAGTGCAATATCTCACAATAACTATTTGGTGGGAAATTTAGATCATTCATATGAACTAATCATCAGTAAGCAACAAATTGAAAAACTAGTGCTTCCAATGTGTTTGAAATACATACGTACATATAATTATGAAAATTTAGCTAGAAACTTAAATTTTGAATTAGAATTAAGCAAGGTATGGGTAAATTTTCAACAACGTTATGAATTCAACCCTTGTCATTCCCATAGTGGCGATTTTAGTTTTATAATATGGATTGATATTCCCTTCAGCATGGGGGACGAGTATGCTGTTGCACCAGGTTCAAAATCTGCTGGCCTTGTACCAGGACATGTGTGCTTTTATTTAACAAATACTTTGGGATCTATATTGCCATACGATTTTCCAGCCGATAAAACTTTTAACAATAACATGTTGTTGTTCCCGGCATCTTTTATGCATTCTGTAAATCCTTTTTATAGCACTGATAGTTATAGAATTTCAGTGTCTGGAAATATAGAAATTATAACTACAATTTCATAAATAACTATGAGCAAGGTTGTATCAGCCATAAATGATAATCAAGGTATTTGGGAACCACAAATCCCATAAAGGAAAAGAATAAATGAGTTATTGCGATGCTATCTGGAACCGTGAAACAGACATAGTCAATGTTGTTGAACGAGATCCTGTCAAGGGTAGAGTTTACAAAGAATATCCTGCCCATTATCTATTTTATTACCCAGACCCTAAAGGAAAATACAAAAGTATCTTTGGGGAAAATCTTACCAAAGTATCAGCGAGAAGTTTTAAAGATTACATCAAAGAACAAAGAATACATAGTAATCATAAGCTGTATGAAAGTGACATCAATCCTGTATTTAGGTGTCTAGAGGAAAATTATCTTGGCAAAGATACTCCCAATTTAAATGTAGCATTTTTTGACATTGAGGTGGACTTTGATCCAGAGCGTGGCTACGCAAGTCCTGATGATGCATTTATGCCAATCACTGCCATATCAGTACATCTGCAATGGTTAGATACTTTGGTGTGTTTGGCTATACCGCCAAAGACACTGACCATGGGGCAAGCACAAGAACAGATTAAAGAATTTCCCAACACTATATTGTTTGAAACAGAACATGAAATGTTAGACACATTTCTTAATTTAATTGAAGATGCAGATGTGTTAAGTGGATGGAATAGTGAGGGTTTCGATATTCCGTATACTGTAAATAGAGTTATCAAAGTGTTAAGTAAAGAAGATACACGCAGATTTTGTTTATGGAATCAATATCCTAAAAAAAGAGAATACGAAAAATACGGAAAGAAAGCAGTCACTTATGATTTGATTGGTCGCGTACACTTGGATAGCCTTGAACTATATAGAAAATATACTTACGAAGAACGTCATACCTATCGACTAGATGCAATTGGCGAGATGGAAATTGGTGAAAACAAAACAGTGTATGAAGGAACGTTAGATCAGTTATATAATAATGATTTTAAAAAGTTCATTGAGTATAACAGACAAGATACTGCATTGTTGAATAAGTTAGATAAAAAATTAAAATTTATCAGTTTAGCCAATACTGTAGCCCATGAAAATACGGTATTGTTACAAACTACTATGGGGGCTGTGGCTGTTACTGAACAGGCCATTGTTAATGAAGCTCACCATCGAGGCATGATGGTGCCCAGTCGTCCTAAAAGAGATCCTAATGCCAATAATCAAGCCGCAGGTGCCTATGTTGCTGTTCCTAAAAAAGGACTTCATGATTGGATTGGTAGTATGGACATTAACAGTTTGTATCCCAGTGTAATTCGTGCATTGAATATGGGCCCAGAAACTATTGTTGGTCAATTACGTCAAGATTATACTCGAGAAGAAATTGAAACCAAAATGGCTAAAAACGGTGGAAAGTTTGCTGAAGCATGGGAGGGTAAATTTGGTAGTAACGAATATGAATTTGTCATGAATCAGGATCGAGTCAATGACATTATTATTGATTGGGAAGACGGACGTACTGATGTAATGAGTGGTGCTCAAATTTACGAATTAATTTTTGAAAGTAATAATTCATGGATGATCAGTGCTAATGGTACTATTTTTACTTACGAGAAGGAAGGTATTATTCCAGGATTATTAAAGCGATGGTATTCAGAGAGAAAGGACATGCAGGCCAAACTCAAAGAAGCAATCAAAGCAGAAAATAAAATTGAAGAAGAATATTGGGATAAACGTCAGCTGGTCAAGAAGATTAACCTAAATAGTCTGTATGGTGCAATTTTGAATTCAGGGTGCCGATTTTTTGATAATAGAATTGGACAATCAACTACACTGACTGGTCGAGGTATTGCCAAGCATATGGCTGCTAAAATAAATGAAGTAATTACTGGGGATTATAACCATACTGGTAAGGCCGTTATATATGGAGATACTGACAGTGCCTATTTTAGCGCATATACATCATTGAAAAATGAAATTATCAAAGGTGAAATTCCATGGTCTAAAGATAGTATCGTTCAACTTTATGATACCATTTCTGGAGAAGTCAATACAACATTTCCACAGTTTATGCTGGATGCACATCATTGTCCAAAAACTCGAGGAGATGTTATTCGAGCTGGTCGAGAAGTTGTTGCTATCAAAGGTTTATTCATTACCAAAAAAAGGTATGCAGTTCTTTATTATGATAAAGAAGGTAAACGCAGTGATATAGATGGAAAACCTGGAAAAATTAAAGCCATGGGGTTAGATCTTAAACGCAGTGATACTCCCGAATTTATGCAACAATTTTTGGAAGAAGTATTAACTCGAGTACTAAACGGCGCTGAAGAACAGGAAATTCTAGATATGATTACTACTTTTAGAACAGAATTCAAATCACGACCTGGCTGGGAGAAAGGTAGTCCCAAACGTGCTAATAATATTGCCGCTTATCAAGCCAAAGAAGAAAAAATGGGCAAGGCCAATATGCCTGGACATGTCCGAGCAGCTATTAACTGGAATACGCTAAAACGCATGAATGGAGACAAGTACAGTCAACAAATTGTAGATGGCATGAAAGTCATTGTCTGTAAAGTTAGGCCTAATGCTTTAGGATATACCAGTATTGCATATCCAGTAGACGAATTAAGATTACCCAAATGGTTTCAAGATTTACCTTTTGATCATGCAGAAATGGAAGCTGTAATTATCAATAACAAGATTAAAAATCTTATTGGAGTATTAGAATGGCGGTTGGAAGATACCCTAGATACTAATACATTCTCATCATTATTTTCATTTGACTAATATGAACTCTAAAATATTAAACATGTTCCCATATGTAGAATTATTTGATTCCTTTTTATCTAAAGAAGAAATTCAATCATTACAAATTGATCAGATTCTTTTTGAAAAAAGTCCTCAATTTGATTTTACCATTAAACAAAATGTGATTGGCGATTATAGAAATAGTTGGACTTATCATCCCGTAGATGATAGATTTAACTTTATAATGGATCGCTCATTTGATTTGCTCAAAAACTATTTGCCAAAACTTGAAAAAACTTCTTTAGAAAGAATACAAATTACAAAATATTTAACTGGTGAATATTATAAACCTCATTTTGATTATTTTAATATTCCCCCACATCATTTAGACGTAGTTAAAATTGATCGACGTGCTACTTTTATAATTTATTTTAATGATAATTTTGAAAATGGTACTACATTTTTTCCACACTTAAATTTAAATATAATTCCAAAAGCTGGATCTGCATTATTTTTTAGATATGATTACGATGATCCAAAAGTTAAATCTGATACATTACATAGCGGAGAAATTGTAATGAATGGAACAAAATATATCGCAACCATATGGATAGCTGACATTGATTCAAAAAATCAAAAATAACTATTGACACATTGTCAATACCTAAATATAATTACATAAAGGAAAATAAAATGCAATCACTATTAAAAGACATTGTCGCACATACAAACAAGTTAGGTTTTCTTAACATTGTCAAAGTCACTGGCACTAAAGATAAAACATCAATTGACAGCATGGCTGAAGATCGCACT